AAAAGAGAATATACAGAAAGGTAAAAGACAAAGAGTTTAATATCTTCTTTACTAAAGAAACTATCGCAAAGTCTAGTGAGCTTTTCATGAAGAAACTAAACTTAAACAAATTCACAACTGAACACGAAAATGAAGTACAAGGAATAAACGTGATTGAAAGTTGGATTGTTGAAGATGCCAAAAATGATAAATCTAACATCTATAACTTAGGTGCTAAAGGTGGAGAATGGGTTGTAATGTCTAAGATATACAACGATGAAGTGTGGAATGAAATTAAACAAGGCAAATTTAGAGGTTATTCAATTGAGGGTATGTATGATGGTTTTGATAAGTTAAAAGCTAGTCAAGAAAGTGAAGAGGTTAAAGAAATTAAAGAATTTTTAAAACAAATATAATGGCTAAGATTTCAAATTTACCAGAATTAACAACTGCAACGGGTTCGATGGAACTTGTAATAAATGATGGTACTCCTACAACTAAAAAAATCACAGTGGATGATTTTAGAGCTAGTTCTGCAATAGCGATATATTCAGCTAAATTAATAGTTAGTCAAGTTGGTACAGGGACAGTGAGTTTTGGCACAGTAAAAAACACTTTTGGAGTTAATCCAATATCTACCTATGTGGGTGTTGGGGTGTACACGCTTACGCTTAACGGATTCCTAACAAATTTCAAGACTTTAGTTAAGATTTATAATGGTGATATAGCACCAACAAATTTTATAAAAGCTTACAGAACGGATGGTAACACCATAACTATCGAGACTTTTGATAACGGAGTAGCTAGTAATGATATTTTAAGTGGGATAGTGCTAGAAATAGAAGTCTATGCCTAGTGAATTTCCTACATTTGTAAGATACAAAGAAGTAACTACTTTGGATGGTACTGAATCTATTTATTTAGATGATGCTAATAGTGATGTGCCTAAAAAGATACTATACACGACACTAATTAATGTGTCAACTGACAACTACATTGAGAAGTCAAGCACCTACACTATTGTAACAACTGACAAAATAGTTAACTGTACAAGTGGAACATTTACAATCACTTTACCTACTGCAGTTGGTGTTGGTGGTAAAACGTATTCCATTACAAATAGTGGTGGGGGAATAATTACACTAGATGCTGATGGAACGGAAACTATACAAGGGGATTTAACACAATTTATTTATTCAGATGAAACTATAGATATAGTTTCTAATGGTGCTAATTGGTTTGTAATATGAGTAATATAAGAAAGTTTGAAAGGGGTGTTGTAAGTACGTTAAATACTAGTACAACAATATTAACGGCTGGTAGTACGTTTACTGGTGCTGGTGAGCTAAACGATTGGGAGGATGTAATGGTTCAGATAAACACAGATCAAAATGGTACGTTTTATTGTGAGTTTTCTCCAGACGGTACTAATTGGGATACTTCTTTAAGTTTTGTTTACGATACTACTCGAATAAACCCACCTCACAAGTTTATAAAAGGTTATAGATATTGGAGAGCAAGGTTCACGAATACAAGTGCATCAGACCAAACATTTTTTAGGCTTTACACTTATTTCGGTCAATTTGATGCTTTAACATCGCCAGTTAATGGAACAGTAGCAGAGAACTATGACGCTATAAATGTAAGACCTACTGACTACCATTATGAGGTTGCTATGGGAAAAAGGCAAGGTCGTACAACTTGGAATAAATTTGGGTATAATGATGACATAGACAATGGAACAGAAGTTGTAGCTTCACAAGGGGGTTTATTCACAAGACTATCAACTGCTAGAACGTTATCAGTAGTTTCTACATCTGCTCAAGATGGTGTTGCTGGTACTGGTGCGACTAGAATTATAATCTATGGTGTTGATGCAAATAGATTAGCACAAATAGAGGTTGTTACAATGAATGGTACTACTCCAGTAGTTACAAGCAATACATGGTTAGGAGTTAATAGACTATCCGTTTATTTGTGTGGTTCTAGTGAATCAAATGTAGGTACTATTACAGTAACTGCAACAACTGATTTAACAGTACAAGGTGAAATACCAATAGGTAACGGAACAACCGAACAAGCGATATTTTTCACTCAAGATAATCATACTGCTTTACTAGACTACTTATTGCTAAATGCTACAAAATTAAGTTGAGGTGGTTCACCAGTAATAACCTTTAAAGGATGGGTATATTCATTTGTAAGTCAAGCAAAGTATGAAGTGTTTAGATATACTATGGACACATCTGTAGAAAATAGTGTTGAAATAACACCATCTCAACCATTTGTAGTAGGAGAGAATAGTCTAATATGGTTTGAGGCAACAACTGATCAAAACAACACAGTAGCAAGTTGTAGATTTAGTTTAATAGAAGAACGTGTAATATAAATATAAATATAATGGCAAAAAAGAAAACAGAAAGTTTAATCAGTCCTAAAGGTGGTAAACGTGGGTGTCTATGTGACGATGGTAAGTATAGAGCAGAATGCTGCGATGGTACTTTACAAAATCAAGGCATAGGAAACACAGAGAATCAAAGCGAAAGTGTTAAGGTAGATAATAGAACAGAACGTTCTAATAGCTACTCAAGAGGTTAAAAATGTAACAGTTAAATTTTAAATAGTTAATTAGTATGAAAAAAGAAGTAAAAGATGCTTTAAACACACTTAAAACCTGTTTAGGTATGGAAGTAAAGCTAGAGCAAATGATGTTAGTAGATGGTGTTACAACTATTGAATTTGACATCTTAGAAGCTGATCAAAACGTAAACATTGTAAATGAAGAGGATAGAGTTCCACTTCCAATCGGTGAGTATGAATTACAAGATGGTCAGATTCTAAAAGTTTTAGAGGATGGAATTATCGGAGAAGTAGGAGCGGTTGAAGAAGAAGAAGCTGAACCAGTAGTTGAAGAAGAGGTAGAAATGGAAGTTGAAAAACCAGTTGCTAAAAAAGTAGTTGAATCAACAGTTAAAGAAACTCACTTTTCTAAAGAAGAAAAAGAAAATCTTGAAAAAGAGATTGAGGAATTAAAAGCTAAGATTACAGAACTTTCAAAAGTTGAAGAGGTTGAAGAGGTTAAGGTTGAATTGAGTGAAGAAGAAGTTAAGCCAATTAGTTTCAACCCTGAGAATAAACAGCAAGTAGAGATTGTCAAACTAGGAAAAGGAAAATCAAACATTAGTAATATTTTAGAATCAGTTTATAAATTTAAATAATAAATAAAAATGGCAACAACAACTTCAATTACAACAACTTACGCTGGAGAAGATTCAGGTAAATGGGTAGCAGCTGCACTATTATCAGCACCAACTTTAGGTAAAGAATTAGTAACAGTAATGCCTAATGTAAAGTACAAAGCAGTGCTTCATAAATTAGCAACTGATGGACTTTTAAAAGATGCTTCATGTGATTTTACTGCTACATCTACTGTTACTTTAACTGAGAGAATTATTACTCCAAAGGAACTACAAGTAAACGTTCAACTTTGTAAATCTGACTTTGTAGATACGTATCAAGCCTTAGAAATGGGTTACTCTGCTCACGATGTACTACCTAAATCTTTTGCTGATTATCTTTTAGCTTATATGGCTGAGAAAGTTGCTGCTGCTAATGAGGTTGCAATTTGGAATGGTGCTACTGGTACATCAGGTTCTTTTGATGGATTCATGACTTTGTTAACTGCTGATGCTGCTTTACCAGCTGCAAATGAAATATCGGGCACAACTCTATCGGCTTCAAATATTATTACAGAGCTACAAAAAGTGGTTTCAGCAATTCCTGCAGCTGTATATGGTAAGGACGATTTAAGAATCTATGTGTCGCAAAATGCTTACAAATTATACGTTCAATCTTTAGGTGGATTTGGAGCAAGTGGTTTAGGAGCTAATGGATTTGATGGAAAAGGTAACAATCAAGCGTTCGGAGATTTAATGTTTGGAGGTGTTCCATTAGTAGTAGCTGAGGGTTTAACTGCAAATCAAATGTTAGCAGCTGAAAAATCAAACTTATTCTTTGGTACTGGTTTACTTTCAGACCAAAACGAGATTAAAGTTATTGATATGGCAGAAGTCGACGGGAGTAAAAATGTTAGAATAATTATGCGTATGTCGGCAGGTGTTCAATATGCAAACGTTGAGGACATAGTGACATACGGAATAACGAATAGCGCTAATTAATAATTAAATAAATTCAAATTAAGGGAGGGGTAAAATACTCCTCCTTTTTTTATAACTTAAAACTTTAAAAATATGGCTTGTTTATTAGCAAATGGTCGTGCAGAGGTTTGTAAAGATGTAGTAGGAGGATTAGAAGCGATTTACTTCATCAACTTCGGAGATATTACTGCAAAGACCTACGACGTTACAGATACAGATATGATTGCAACCGTTACGGGTGTATCTAACTTGTATAAATTTGAATTAAAAGGTACTAACTCATTCGAGCAAACTATCACTAGTTCAAGAGAAAACGGAACAACATTTATAGAGCAAACTTTATCAATTCAGTTGAAAAAGCAAGATGCTGCTACTACTAAGAATGTAAAACTTTTAGCTTATGGTAGACCTAATATTGTTGTTAAAGACAATAATGGAAACTTCTTTTTGGCTGGTTTAGAGAGAGGAATGGATGTTACAACTGGAACTATCTCAAATGGTACTGCATTAGGAGATTTTAATGGTTATTCTTTGACTTTTGTGGGTCAAGAGAAGATACCAGCGAACTTCTTAGATTGTTCTACTGAAGCAGAGTTAATCACTTTGTTTAATACTGCTACTATTGTTGCTTCATAAGTAATGTAATAGAATTAAAAAAGGCTACTCAATTTGGGTAGCCTTTTTTGTTTAATATTTATTTATTTCGTTTCTGACTTCTATCCAGTATTGTATATCTTCTCCAGTATGGTCTTCTAAATTTTCCAAAATATATTCTACTGCAATTAATGCACATTGTTTAGCTTTTCCAACATACATTTCTCCATCCTCTACATCTGTAAACCTATCAATTAATTCTTTTGCTTTTTCTTTTGGTGTCATAACTCTGTTTTTTTCAAATATACTAATATTTCACAACGGAAACAAAAAAACATTTTCTTAGTTAATAAGTATGCAAGTATTAAAAACATCTACAAGTTCACAAAGTTTAAAGGTTACGACTAGAGAGAGCCTTACTTCTGCTGATGTAATTGCTTTAACAAATGAGAACACAAAAACAATCGAATATATTGCAATTGATTCTTATTCTGATAGT